CAGCGACTGTTCCGGCCAGAGACGCGCCGCCAAGGGAAGCCTGTGCGCCAAAAACGCCCTTTCCGATAGTCCAGACATCTTTGCCGACACCCACAGCAGGCATTGCAGCTTTCGCAATGATAGCAGCAGACACAACAGAGCCGAGGTCTGCGCTCTTGCCTCCCGGCAGCAGCTTTCCAGCACTGGAGAACAGATTGCCAATGCCAGACAACAGGCCGTCTTTGATGGTGTCAAAATCGAAGCCATCAGCAAAGCCCTGAGCAAAAGCCTTGCCAACAGATGCACCCTCATTTACGGAATCGGACACATCAATGCCCAGCAGCATCATCAGCCCAGCACCGATGCCAGAGCCAATGCCGCGGCCAACATCTCCGGCAATATTGGAGACCATAGACTTGCCGGTGTTCTTCCACCATTCGCTGAAAGGCTCAGCAACGATTTCGTCCCACGCCAACTTTACACGCCCGCCAAAATCGGCATTCTGCCACTCATCGGACGCGGTCAGGTCACGCATCTTTGCCTGCATGACATCGTATTTACGGTCAACGAAGTCCATAAAGTCGTTCAGGGCAGCTTCGACATCAGGCATGGCGGCGGTCAGGCCGTCTGCTACATCCCGGACGTAGTGATTCAGGCGGCTGCCAAAGCTGATTTTTACACCATCCACAGCAGATTGCAGCAGCGTGATGGAGCCGGACAGGTTGTCGAGCTGGGTGTCGGCCATGCGCTCGGACGCGCCAGCAGCATTGTCGATGGCGTTGGCCAGCTTGTTGTAGTCGGTCTCGGAGGCATTCAGAATGGCCAGTAGTCCCTTCTGAGAGTTTGTGCCGGCAATGGCATTCGCAACGCTTGTTTTCTGCTCATCATTCATATTGGCGGTAGCATCTCGTAGTTCTTCCATGACATCCACCAAAGGACGTGCGTTGCCCTGAGCGTCAAAGAACTTGATGCCAAGTTCCTCCAGAGTATCGCGGGCATGGTGCGTATTTGTGGAAAGTCTTGTCATGATGGAGTTGAGGGCAGTACCAGCCATGGAAGCTTTGATGCCGCTGTTTGCCATCAGGCCAGTCATCAGTGCAACATCCTGAACGGAGTAGCCCAGAGAACCAGCCATAGAAGCCGCAAACTTGAACGTTTCGCCCATCATGCTGACATTCGTGTTCGCATTGGAAGATGCAGCGGCCAGCACGTCAGAGAACATTCCTGCATCGGAAGCCTTCAGGCCGAAGGCGGTCAGGGCATCCGTTACGATGTCAGAGGTCGTGCCAAGGTCTTCGTTCGCGGCAGCGGCCAGCTGCATAATACCGGAGATGCCATCCAGCATATCTTCCGTTTTCCAACCGGCCATGGCCATATAATTAAAAGCCTCAGCAGAATCGGTGGCGGTAAATTTTGTGGTCGCGCCCATCTCTTCTGCCTTCTTGGTCAGCTGCTCCAGCTCATCGGAATCAGCTACGCTCACGGCCTGCACTTGCGACATGGCCGCTTCAAAGTCTTTTTGGGTGTTGATGGTATCGGTCAGCCCCAAACTTACCCCGAAAAAAGCCCCCGCTTGAAGCAGGGGGTTTTTTAGCAGATTCAGCAAGGTTCTAACCGGAGTGGTGGCGAAGTCCAGAGCTTTCAGGGTGAAGCTCCACGTCTTGCCTGCCAGAGATTTTACGCCGCCACCGATGGTATCGAGGACAGGAGAGATGTTCTCTTTGGCCTCCAGATAAATCTGGTACTTTTCCTTGGCCCACTTTGCGAGGCTCTGCTGGGTTTTGTTGGCCTGCTCATCAAATTTCGAGACGTATTCGCGGCTCCTATCAACGGACTGGCCAGCTTTATCAGCAGCATCTCCCAGCTTCCCCAGCTTTTTGGTAGCATTGGACACACCGGGGTCGGTTTTGTCAACGGTTTCAATAGGGATTTCGATTCGGATTGTTTCAGCCATTTTCGTCCCCTCCCTTCTGCATGGATTCAATGGCTACCCGCATGGAGGCAAGCATAAAAGCCTGCACTCCGGGCGGCTTCAGGTAGAATTCGTCAGGGGTTATGCCGGTGCGCTGGAAGATGTGATGCAGCAGGCACAGCTTCCCGCCGGACTGTATCAGTTTTTTGCAACTTCCTCCAAATCGGACTCGTAGCCGCTCAGCTTGTCGATGGCATCGATGACGCGGTCTTTCTCGCCAGCCTTCAGACAGTAGTCGATGACATCCAGAGGCCCCATAATCTGGAGACCCTGTGCAAGCAGAGCATTCCAGATGGCCTTGTTGTCCCACAGCTTCTTGCGGTCATCTTCGGTGGTTGCCTGATAGATGATCTCAGAACGGTACTTCACGCTGTAGGTGGTTTCAGGCAGCTTCATACCCAGCTGCCTGCTGCGGACATACTTGGTGTGCTTCTCCTTGCAGTCGTTATATTCAGTGGCAGTCAGAGGGTGGATGTTAAAAGCAAAGAGCAGCTTGCCAGAGCGGACAATCTCAATGCGCTGGGTTTCGTTGGCAAAACCAGCGGCACCAATCAGGCCCTGAATAAAGTTCTCCTCATTGGCCTTGACAACGCTCTTGGCCTCATCCTCGGTGTACTCGGTATCATCGACCTCAGGCACAGCAGCTTCGGAAGTATCAGTCATAAGGGAAACGCCTTTCTTAAAATCAGCCATCGTAAATGTCTCCTTGTCATAATATAAAAATAAACATGAGGGGAAGCTCATTGCCTCCCCTCATGCGGGTTACGGAACGGGTATCAGGTTATGCAGCCTTACGCGGCCAGCAGGCTTGCCAGCTTCGGGGGCTTGTTGACGAAGCAGTTGAACTGCCGCTTGATGGTATCGCCCACGGTGTAGTTCTGGATGTCGATATCGCCATCAGGCAGAACGTCACGGTACATGACGCGCTCCTCATCGCCATCGCGGCCACACAGAGCACCCTGAATGTTCCAGCGGGGAGATTCGCCGATTTCCATGGCCGCCATCACATCGGTGAAGAACTCCTCACTCATAATGGTGATGGCAGAGAAGCTCAGGGTGACGGTATAGCTACCGGGGGTAGCGTGTTCCTGCATATCGCCCAGCACCTTGTACTTGGAGTTGGCGAAGTTCACAGTGGACTTGAAGGTTTCGATATACGCCACCATCACGCCGTTCTCGTTATAGACAGAAGCGTCCTTGCCAGAACGGGTGCGGCGGGAATCGCTCGCAGAAGAAGTGTTACGCATTTAGATTTCCTCCTCTCACTCGCTGTCCGTGGTTGCGAAACGGAACAGGAAGTCGGTGTAGATGTGCTCGGCAGAATCCTTGTCGATAACATCAATCTGGAACCATGCGCTGTCACCGTTGGGGATATACGCAGGGTTCAGAGCAACGGTGCCAGAAACCAGCTTGCTCTCGGCCACCATCTCATCGACAATGGTCTGCAGGGCACTGATAATGGCAGCACGGCCAGCATTATCATTGTCAACCTTGCCAACCATGTTGTCGTTGGTGGTATTGCAGCGGCGAATCAGCTCGTAGCGGGTCTTGGTGCGGCGAATCTTCTTCCATCCCTCGTCACGGTCAGCAGGCGGGGTGACAAGGGTGTTGATTGCGCTGTCAATCCAGACCTGACCGGACTTGTTCATGCTCAGCACGATGCAGCCCTTCTTCTCGGCCTTAATGATCTGAGTGTTGGACAGAGGCTCGCCCAGACCAGAGAAGCCGTTGATAACGGTATGGGTCAGGGAGGAGCTTGCAGAGGTCGCACCGATCAGACCGGCCAGTCTGGCGGCGGTCTGATAGCCATCCAGCACGGTATCACCATACTGTGCGGAGGCGTTCAGAACGTACATCATGCGCTCGTCATTGAAAGCAGCGGCATGGGTCATGCGGTCATCAAGAGCAGTGCCCTTTTTCTCGGCAACGACCGCGGTCATCAGGCTGCCGACATCCATCATACGGGACATGAAGGACTGCACCAGCAGATGCACGGCGTTGTCCTCAGTGTCCACGCACAGGGTATTGATCTCGAAAGGCTCCACCAGCTCCAGAGCATCGGAATACGCACCGTTGTTGACGGTGGGATTCGTGCCGGCAGTAAACAGGGTCTGAGATACATCAGCCAGCTCTTTGGCGGTCTGGCCGGTCTTGGCAGTGGCAATGAAGTTCTTGGAAGCAGCAAAGGCCTCGACCAGTGCGCCAGCCTCGCCAGCACCGGCCTCAAACTCCACCTTCTCCACCTGTTTGGTGCCGGAATAGATGATGCACTCCTTGATGCTCTCATCAGCCAGCGTCTTGCGGACGGTGCAGGTCAGGGGCTTTGCACCGGGGTATTTCGCAGTCAGGGTAACGGCAGCAACAGGGCTTTCGCCGGTGCTCTTCAGGTCGATGGTTGCGGCAGTGCCGCCAGTGCCAACGCGAACCGCAACGATGGTCTTTGCGCCACCAGCCACAGCCTGAGCAATGGCATCGGTAGTCAGAGCATCGCCAAAGGTGTCCGTATAGTCCTCATCAGAGGACAGCTCAACGGCAGCACCGAGAGGGCCAAAGTCTGCGCGGAACAGAACGGCGGTCACGCCGCTCACTGCACCAGCCGTATCGCCGGTGCCAGTCTTGCCGATGTGGTAATACGCACCGGGGCGAACCTTCTTCTCGCCGGGGGTATAGCTTCCAGCCATATTATTTGACCTCCTTGCTCATAAAGGCTGCCACGATCTCCTTTGCCTTGGAGAGAGGGCAGCTCTTGATATTTGCGGACTTCATGGCAGCTTCAACACACTCTTTCCGTGCGCCAAACAGTGCCATGGAATTCGCTGCGAACTCGCTGACGGTGTACTCGGCCTCAGCAGGGGCCTGCACAGTGTCAGCAGCAGCGTTTTTCGTTGCCATAGGTCATACCTCCTAGTAATTGATATTGGGGTGTCTAAGTGGGTAGCCGACCGCCTTGTAGCGGAGCAGACCATATCGCCCGGTGACGAAAATCTGTCCGTCCTTCAGGTAGTCGGATTTGAGGTTTGCAGTCAACCTCTCCATGAACATCGGGGAATCATCCAGCATGGTGACTTCGCCATCGAGGGAGAGACTGTTGAGGACAGCCGCGGCCATCTTCAGGCGGGTGGCCCCGTCAGGACACAGCAGGGAGATGGCAATCTTCCCGTTCATCCAGACAACCGTGTTGGTTTCCTCCAGCTTCTCGATTTCGGTAAGGCGGCAGTAAAAAACCGGGGCTTCTTTGGAAGCCTCGGTTTCATCTGCCATCTTATCAATTCCCACCACGATGCTGTCCGGGTACAAGTCTTTGATGTACCGAGCCATCGCCATGATGGGGTCAGGGTCAGTCGTTTCCTGCTGGGGGTACTCCATGATGTCGAAGCGGATTTCAGAGCCAATGAGAAGTTCGTTCTTCTCTTCGGTCATCGAGAAGCCCTCAGTCCGCGCCCACGCAAAGGCGTACAGAGTGCCGTTGTCATCCTTGAGCAGGACATCTTTCAGGGCCTTCTTGACAGCCGGTTCGATAAGCTCAGGCACCGCCTCAGAATCGTTCCGGCAAATCAGGGCCACAGAAAGAGTGCCAGCGCTCTTGCGCTCCCCATCGGCCTGCATGTCAAAATTGAACACAGCCCGCGGGTACTGCGTGGCGCGGCCCCATCCGGATTCCCGGTCTCCCGGTGCTTCAGGAGTGAAGATAGCAGGCTGCCCGGCGTACCGTGTAAGGTATTTGGTGAGGTTTTTGGCCTCAGACAGCCGCTTGTAAATCAGCTCTTCAAGATTCATTATTTGACCTCCGCAGCTTTCAGTTCGTTCACCTCGGACAGGTCAGCAGACCAGCGAACGTCCCACTCGCCGCGCTCCACCTCGGAAACAGGGATGGCAAAGTGGTTGATGACATTCCCAATGCCGGGGTGGAACATAGCAATGATGGTGGTATCAGTTACAGCAGTAACGACACCGGTGCGGCCCTTATCCCAAGAGGCGTGTTTCGCATAGAGGGCGTAGCCCATCTTTACGGCCTCAGTATCGAACCGGGCGCGGGTTTCCTTAACGATAAGCTCCATTGGCTTCCTCCATATCACTCATATTTCTCGCTGTAAATCCGCTTTATCTCAGGGGCGGCCTTGTCCACAATTTCCTGCTGGAATGGGCGGGCCGCCATGTGGCGAGTGCCATTTTCGAGATATACAGAATACTTCTCCTGACTTTCCAGAACGGCAGAAACGCGGATGCCGGAACCAGAAGAGACACTTTCGACAGTGCCGTTCCAGTTCATTCGCAGCATACCAGTCCGGCGGGCAGGAGGTTCACCGGGGGCAGATGCCGTATACCGAGCCTTGCTGTGAGGCTTGCGATATACACGGCCAGAACGCTGACCTCTCAGCACTTCCAGCTCAGCATTACGGAGGGCATTCGTGGCGCGGACACCCCTTGAGGCCACTTCCTGATTGAGCTTCTGCACCGTTTCGTCAACGGCAATCTTCAGCTTGCCGGGAGCTTTCTTCAGGGCGGTCATTTTACGTCCGTCCTTTCCTCTGCATAGTAGATGGTGGCTATGCCAAGAGAACAGGCCGGGTCAATATCCACGATGTAGAAAAGCCTGTCACCAAGGATGAGCCTGTCCGTCCTCTCGGCCTGCTGGCCGCCGCTCTGCACAATGATGTGAGTAACAATATGGTCAGCAGTTCCATGCGCCCTGTCGGCCTCAGTAGCCGTTGTCAGGAAGCCTTTCAGAAACTCCGTTCCATCCCCATCATACTGCACAGTCGGGCGGCCATTTTTCAAGCCGCCCTTACCGCGCTCTATGACAAAGGATTTCGGGAGGTTTCCGGGCCTCAGGTACATAAACCGTGCGTTAATCATGGTGTCTGTGCCTCCAGACGTTCCCGGTGCGGTCATTCTCCATCATGCCGGTGTAGAAGTACGGAGGCTTCTTGCAGCAGTCAGGCGGCTGCGGAACGGACGCTGCGCCCAGAGACACCTCTTTTTTGAGGTCTTTGTACATCTCTTTCCAGAGCTTCGCTCGCTCTTGGAGGTACAACGTCAGCGGGCCGGTCTTGGTGTCCACCTCATAACTGAAACGGTGCGCCAGACTTTCCAGCAGCATCAGTTTGGCCCTTTTCCACGATTTCGGGTAAGCAGAGATGGCGGCCTCAATTTCCTCATCGGTCAGGGCCGTGGTGTCAGGGCCTCCCTCTGTGGCGGTATCGCCCAGCTCAAACCGCATCCTGTCCTTGCCATACTCAGCAATGGCAGAGGGGTCGTAATTGTAGCTTTTTGCCATACAGTGCGCTCCTTGTCAGCTCATCATGCCTTGTCAGGCGGGTGGGAGGCCGCAGAGCCGCCATTTGCATCTTCAGAGGGATGCAGGGCAGCAGCGCGAGCCTTGGCCGCTGCGCGGACGCTTTTGCGGTTGTCCGTGGCGTGGATAAGGATAAGGACATTCTCGTCCTCAACATCCTGCACCATGGCAGCAGCCTCGTCAGCCGTGGACTGCTGGAGGGCAAAAATAAAGGCCGCACCATCCACAGGGATGGGAACAGCCAAATCATCATCGCCCTTGATGGGGACATAGAGCACACTGCCGGAGTTTTCCCCGGCGGGTGCAGCAGCTCCAGCAGCAGGCTCATCGGTCTGCTCCACGATATAGCCGCAGGAAGTCAGAGAGCGCACACGGGAGGGCAACACAGCACCATCAGGGATTGCATCGCCGGGCTGGTAGGTTACGCCACCCAGAGAAAGAGCTTTCCGGCAGATATAGCTCATGTCGGCACCTCCGTTACACGCACTTGGACAGATAGCAGGCAAGGTCGTCAGAGGTCT